GTCCTTATTTAAAGGAATATGCAGAACTAAATGTAGAATATTTAATAGACAAAGTAGTTACATATTCAATTAATGAAAGTGCTGGTTATAATCCAGTAGTGAATCAATTTTTAAGTGGTTCAGAAAGACAATTTTTATTTACATTTGATAGCAAATTACATTGGAATGAAGATATTCAAAATAATATAGATAATTCAAAATTCTTTGAAAATTTTAGAGATTGGTTAGAAAAAAACAATAAAAATAAAATATTTCCAGATATACTTGGAGTTTATAAAATTGGAGCAACGACAAATGGTTATATATTTGCAACAAATACAAATGAGGCTATTTATCGTATTCAATGTTATTTAAATTATTTTAGGGAGGAATAAAAAATGCCAAATTTAGAAAAAATAAATAGAGATGAGTGGGTAGAATTTTTGAACACTCAACCATCTGCTGATACTCCTAGTTGGGCAATAATTGGTGTTGGTATAACAGATAAATCCACAGAGTATAACACAGAAAAAACTGAAGAAAAATGGATAATACATAGAAATAAAAATGTTACAGTGGATAGTTATGGTTTAACTTCAGGAGTAGAACAAACAGCATATAAAGGTGACGAAGTATTTGAATTTATAGACGATATTAGATATAGACTAAAAACAGGAACAAAAGCTGAAACAACATTATTAGAAATTGACAAGTACAGCGTTACTAATGCAGATACTACACCTACATATAGAGCAAGATTATGGACAGTAGCACTTGAAATAACTTCTCATGGAGGAGATACAGCAAAAATTAATTATACAATTAATTACACAGGAGACCCAACATTTGGAACTGTTACATTCACAGATGGCAAACCTGTATTTGAAGAAGAAATAGAAACAGCAAGTGAAGAATAAAATGTCGAAAAAAGTCGACAAAAAGTAAATTTTAACATATTGATTTTTGTCGACTTTTGTAATATACTCTTTTTATTAAAAATAAAGGAGGATATTATATGTTTTGTAATAAGTGTGGAAAACCAGTCGATGCAAATGCAAAATTTTGTAATTATTGTGGAAATGTTAATAATTCAGAACAAACAACAAACTATAGTAATACTAATGTAAAAGTTAAAAAGAAAGTATATCAACAATGGTGGTTTTGGTTAATCATTATTTTATTTGGTTTAATAATTATTGGAGTAGCAGGAGAAAGTGATAATATAATAGAAACTTCAAACAATAAGCTAGAGATAACGCTGATAGATTTTAGTTCAATGAAAAAGGAAGAAATTGAAAACTGGTGCAATGAAAACAAATTAAATTGTATTTTTAAAGAAGAATATTCTGATATCGTAAAAAAAGGAAGTTTTGTAAGTCAAAGTATTGATAAAAATGGTATTGCTCATCAAGGAGACAAAATCACAGTAATTTATTCTTTAGGAAAAGAACCAACAACCGAAGAAAAAAATGCACTTAAAAAAGCAGAAATATATTCAAATACTATGTATATGTCAAAGCAAGGCATTTATAATCAACTAACTTCTTCAGTAGAAGGTTTTACGGAAGATGCTGCTCAATATGCAATTGATAATATTGATGCTGATTGGAATAAAAATGCGTTAGAAAAGGCAAAAACTTATCAACAAACATTAAGTATGTCTAAAAATGCAATTTATAAGCAATTAATTTCATCAGTGGAGGGATTTACAAAATCAGAAGCACAGTATGCAGTTGATAATTTAGATTAAAACAAAAACACTTACTTATGTAGGTGTTTTTATTATGGGAGGATTTTATGGAATACATAAAATTAAAAGAAAAAAAGGATGTATTGAAATTAGGTTTTCAAGATACAGAAGGAAAAATTATAAAAGATAACATGGGTAATGAAGTATATATAGAATTTGATTTACAAGATATTGAGTTACCTTTAAAATATAATAAATGTGTAAATTTAATAGAACAAGCAAGAAATAAATTAAAATCACAATTTATTATTATAAATAAAAAACAAGATAATAAAGGAAAACAATTATTAAGTTCTAATGAAGTAGCAAAGGTAAATGCACTAAAACAATTTTATAAAGACATGGAAGTTGCTATGGATTTATTTCTAGGACAAGAAGGAACTAAAAAGTTTTTAAATGGACGAAATCCATACATAGAAATGTGGGATGATATAAGTGAAATGATAGAACCTTATATGGGAAAAATGAAATTAACAATAAAAGACATGGAAACAAGAATAAAAGAAAAATATAAAGTTACTGAAAGTGATGTGTTAACTGATGACTAATTATCCTCAATTGGCTCAAATAGGAAACACAAAATATAATATAAATACAGATTATAAAATAGCATTAAGATGTGAAGAAATAGCAAAAAGTAATATATCAGACCAAGAAAGAGCATTAGCAATAATTTATTTAATATTTGGAGACAAAGGATTAACAGATGTTGATAATTGGGAGAAATTACTAAAAATAGCATTGAAATATCTTAATCATGGCAAAGAAATTAAAGATGAAAATAACAACAAGGAAGAAGCAAATATGGACTTCAAAAAAGATTGGAGTTATATTCAGGCTTCTTTTTTTAGTGATTATAATATAGATTTATCAAAAACAGATATGCACTGGTATCAGTTTCATGATTTACTTTGTGGTCTAACTGAACAAAGTGTATTAAATAGAGTAAGATTTGTAAGAGATTATGACATTAGTCAAATAAAAGACAGTAAAGAAAAAGAAAAATGGATAAAACAAAAAGAGCAGGTAGCATTAAGAAGAGAAAAAACATTAGAAGAAAAAAGGCTAGATGATTTATTTGAACAACAACTAAAAGGTAGGTGAAATAGTTGGATGGATATTTGAAAATAAAAACGAAAATAGATAACAAAGATGTAGACAAAGATATAGCTGAATTAGAAAATAAAATCAAGAAATTGCAAACAGACAGTGCAAGTGCAAGTGAAGAACAAAGAGGACTAGAACAAGAAATTGAAAATTATGAACAATTAACATACAAAGCAGATGAATATAGGCATAAATTAAAACAATTGGAACAACAAAGAAAAGGATTATTTATAGATGGAGGATTACCATCTAGTCAAGTAGGTAGCTATAATACTATTACAGCAGAAATAGATAGAATAAAAAACGAACAAATAAAACTAAATACTGAAATAGATAAACAAGCTCCAAAAATAGATAAGGTCTATGCTAAATTAAATAAAGTAAAAGCAAAACAAACAGAAAACAATGCTAAAATGTCAGAGTTTAAAAATAAAATAGACCAAATAAATGTAAATAAAATAGAAGGCTCATTAAATAATGTAGGAAAGGCAATACAAACGCAAATAAGCAAAATAAGTAGAATGGGATTAGCAATAGTTGGAATTAGAACTGCTTGGGGAGCTGTTAGAAGTGTAATAACTATGGTTTCACAATATAATAGTGAAATCGCAACAGATTTAGACTATATGAGATATTGTATTGCTAATGCTTTACTTCCAGTTGTTCAAACTTTAATAAAATTATTATATACAGTATTGTCTTATATAAATGCAATTATGACAGCATGGTTTGGAATTAATTTATTTGCAAATTCAAGTGCAAAAGCATTTCAAAAGATGCAAAGTGGAGCAAGTGGAACTGCTAAATCTGCTAAAGAAATACAAAAAACATTACAAGGTTTTGATGAAATGAACATTTTACAAGAAAGTTCTAGTTCATCTGATGGAAGTGGTGGAGGAGTATCTGTACCAAGCGTAGATTTAAGTGGTATGCAAGCAGAAGTGCCAGCATGGTTAAAATGGATAATAGATAATAAGGATTTAATCATATCAGTATTAACTGGGATAGCCACAGCTATTTTATTAATTAAATTAGGATTAGGAGGCAGAAAATCTTTAGGAATAGGTGTTGCAATAGCAGGAATAGTATACTCAATACAAGCGTTAATGGAATATCTAGAAAATCCTACATTCACAAATCTTGGAAAAATTATTCAAGGTATAGGAGTGGCAATATTAGGAGTGGCAATAGTTATTGGAAATTTACCACTTGCTGTTGTTGGTTCAATTGTTTTAATATGGGGAACAATAGTAAAATACTGGGAAGATATCAAAAAGTTTTTTCAAGGTGGAATTGATTGGCTAACAGACAAGAGTGATTGGATTCATGAAATGTTTGGAGACACTATTGGAGACATATACGATACATTTGTATCAGGACTGCAAGATATATTAGATTGGTTTGATTTTATATTTCAAGGAATAAAATCAAACTTTGATGAAATTATTTCTTTTGTAAAAAATGTATTTTCAGGAAATTGGGAAGGTGCTTGGCAAAATATAAAAAATATATTCGGAAATATATGGAATGGAATAGTTAATACTATACAGACATTAGCTAGTATAATTAGTAAAATAGCAATAAATATTGGTAGAACAGTTGGAGCAACAATTTCTAGTGCATTTAAAGCTATAGTGAATGGAGTTTTATGGGCAATAGAAAGTGTACTTAATACACCAATTAGAGCTGTTAATGATTTGATTAGTGTAATAAATGCAGTGCCAGGAATTAATTTAGGATATTTAAGTACATTTAGGCTTCCA